TGAGATTGAAGTGGTTGACGATACGCCTAAGAAAGACAGAGGACGTAAGCCTTCCGAACCACCTACGGATGTTACTGACGAAGAACTTGAGGAATATTCTGAAAAAGTTCGCAAGCGCATACAGCATTTCAGTAAAGGCTATCACGACGAGCGTCGCGAAAAAGAAAAGGCATTACGTGAGCGTCAAGAGTTAGAGCGACTTGCACAGCAACTTGTTGAAGAAAACAAGAAGCTCAAGGGCACAGTTGGTAAAAATCAAACAGCATTACTAGAACAAGCGAAACGAAACGTAGATTCTGATCTTATAAATGCTAAAAAAGCATATAAAGAAGCGTATGAGGCTGGTGACTCAGATGCTGTTCTTGAAGCACAAGAAAAATTAACAGAAGTTAAGCTCAGAGCTGAACGCGTAAACAATTTTAAATTACCAGCTTTACAGGAAGCAGAGACTCCTGTACAAAACGAAGTATCAGATACGCCCGCCCCAGCGGTTACTCCTGATGAACGTGCGATGGACTGGGCCAACCAGAATACGTGGTTCGGATCAGATGATGAAATGACAAGTTTTGCGCTGGGGTTGCATAATAAACTTGTTAAAGAGGGCTTAGACCCTAAGAGTGACGACTACTACGAGAAAATTGATTCTCGTATGCGGCAAGTATTCCCCGACCAGTTTGAGGACTACGAGCCTGAACCAGAGGCTAATAAGCCAAGAAGACAGTCAAATGTGGTTGCACCCGCTACGCGGAGCACATCACCTAAGAAGGTGAAACTAACGCAAACACAGGTGAATCTTGCTAAGAGGCTTGGAGTACCACTGGAGTTATACGCCAAAAAGGTTGCAGAAGAGATGAGGAAAAACAATGGCTGAGAATCGCTTAAATCGTGAACAGGCTACACGTGAAAAAACGGTCCGTAAAAAGGCATGGCAACGACCTGAAGTATTACCTTCACCGAATCCAGAGCCGGGTTATGAATTTCACTGGGTCCGTATAAGCACACAAGGACAGGTTGATGCCACAAATGTTTCCTCAAAACTCAGAGAAGGTTGGGAGCCTGTCAAGGCTAGCGATCATCCTGAAATCACAATGGTTACGGTCGAGAACGACCGCTTTAAAGATAACGTTGTGATTGGTGGATTGATGCTATGTAAGGCGCCTGTTGAGTTGATTGAAGAACGCAACGAGTACTACAACGACCAAAGTACCGCGCAAATTCAATCAGTAGATAACAACTTAATGAGAGAGAATGACCCTCGTATGCCGCTGTTTAACGAGCGCAAAACGAAGGTATCTTTTGGTAACGGAACATAAATAGGAGCTAATTATGGCTTATCCAGCTGTTAGTGGTCCATATGGACTGGTTCCAGTACAAAAACTTGACATGGGGACTTTTACGGGTCCAACACGTCATTATAAAATTGCAAGCGGCTATGCCACTTCAATTTTTAACGGTGACGCAGTTAAGTTGGTTACTGGTGGAACTGTTGAACGTGATACGTTTGACGCCGCAATGACTCCAATTGGAGTTTTCTTGGGTTGTAGCTATACAGACCCTACCCTTGGCTATAAGTTGTTTAGCCAATATTACCCAGCAAGCACAGTAGCTGATGACATCGAAGCATATGTCATGGATGCAACTAACGTTCTGTTTAAGGTTGCTGTTGTATCTTCCGGTACAACAATTGGCGATCTTGCACAGACCGACATTGGTGCTAACGTAGCGGGTGTAGACAATACTGGAGATACCGCTACTGGTAACTCTAAGAGCGCTATTTCTGATACGTCTGCTACAACTGCAACTCTTCCTTTCCGTATTGTCGGTTTGGTTGAAGAGACTGTAAACGCGTCTGGCGGCTATACTGAAGCTTATGTTAAGTGGAATGCAGGCCATCAGTTTGATAATACAACTGGCGTATAAGGAGTGATGTAACATGGCAATTTCACGCGCCCAGCTACTAAAAGAACTCCTTCCCGGACTGAACGCTCTGTTCGGAATGGAGTACGCAAAGTATGGTGAAGAACACAAAGAGATCTTCGAGCAAGAATCTTCTGATCGTTCTTTTGAAGAAGAAACAAAGCTGTCTGGTTTCTCTGCGGCACCTGTCAAGAACGAAGGCTCCGCCATCGAATATGACAATGCACAGGAAGCATGGACTGCACGCTACACTCACGAAACAATTGCAATGGGCTTCTCCATCACCGAAGAAGCTATTGAAGATAACTTGTATGACTCTCTGTCATCTCGTTATACGAAGGCATTGGCCCGTGCGATGGCGTACACCAAGCAGGTTAAAGCGGCTTCAATTTTGAATAGCGCTTTCGCCTCTGGCACTACTTACGGTGATGGGAAGGTGCTTTGTGCAACTGACCACCCACTCGTATCTGGTGGTGCTAACTCTAACCGTCCAACAGTTGCGGCTGACCTTAACGAAACTTCCTTGGAAGCGGCTGTTATTCAGATCGCAGGGTGGACTGACGAGCGTGGTCTTTTGATCGCCGCTAGGCCTCGTAAGCTGATTATTCCACCAGCATTGCAATTCGTTGCAACTCGTTTGTTGGAAACTGAAGGCCGCGTAGGTACAGCAGACAACGATCTCAACGCACTGCGTTCAAATGGCTCGATCCCAGAAGGTTACTCAGTCAACCATTATCTGACTGATACTAACGCTTGGTTCTTGCTAACTGACGTACCTAACGGTCTCAAGCACTTTGTCCGTACACCGATGTCTACATCTATGGATGCTGATTTCGATACAGGCAACAGCCGCTACAAGGCTCGTGAGCGTTACTCATTTGGTGTCTCTGACCCACTGGGTATCTTCGGTTCACCGGGTGCATAAGTAGTTTTTAAGCTACAACTAAGGGGGAGCTTCGGCTCCCCTTTTTATTTGTTGACTTGTTATAGTGTGCAGTGTTAAAACGTGAGTATCGGGATTAATGGTGTTACTGACAGTGCCCGACTGACGACAAGCAGACAGTAACACCGAACTCGCTTGTGAGGACAATCTAATGGCATCTACAACCTTTTCAGGTCCGGTCACTTCAACAAATGGTTTTGTTGGTGACATCAAAGTTCCTACTTATACCGTAGCTTCTGCTCCATCAGCTTCTGACGCCGGTGCTGGTACGCTTATCTATGTTTCTAACGGTGCGGCAGGTTCAGCAATTCTTGCTTTTTCTGACGGTACTAACTGGAAGCGTTCGGATACTGGCGGAACTATTGCGGCGGCATAATTGGAGGTGACTTATGAGTCGTTTTAAACCAGCTTCAGCAGAGGAATTAGCCGCACGCGGGCTAAACCCAGATGGCACTCCTATGAAAGTAGAAGCTCCTAAAGCGCCAGCTAAAAAGTCAGCGCCTAAGAAATCCAAGGAGAAGTAGGTATGTCGTCTGATGTACTAAGCAAACGTGTAACTGGCACAGGATCACTGGCTGTAGGTCCAGCGCGGGTGCGTCAAATCCAAGTTTTAACAAACAGCGGTGGCGCAGGCCGACTTACAGTTACTAATGGTAATGGTGGGTCTACGGTGCTTGATGTTGACTTCTTAGCGTCTGATTCGCACTCAGTTAATATCCCTGACGACGGTATTCGTTGTAGTACAGATGTGTATGTATCTGTCGCTACGAATATTGACGCTATAACCTTCTTCTACAGTTAAGGATTAGCGATGCGGGCTTATTACAAAAAGGGCGGATCTGTAAAAAAGAAAAGCCCTGCTTGGCAACGCAAAGAAGGTAAGAGCGAGTCTGGTGGGCTGAATAAGAAGGGCGTTGAAAGTTATCGTAGGGAAAACCCCGGCAGTAAACTTAAAACCGCCGTGACTACAAAGCCCAGTAAGCTCAAAAAAGGCTCTAAGGCCGCGAAACGTCGTAAGTCGTTTTGTGCTCGTATGGAAGGCATGAAGAAAAAGAACACAGGTTCAAAGGCGGCGAAAGATCCAAACAGCCGTATTAACAAGAGCCTGCGGAAGTGGAATTGCTAATGGCTATTAATAGGAGCAACCTAATGAAAGAAATGACAACACCCTCAATGCCTAAGAAAAAGAAGTCTAAAATGCGCCAACGTATTAGTGGGCGTGACGGTTCGTCCGCAATGTTTGATACCGCTGAGCAGACTAAAATGAATGAGATGATGAAGAAGCGTAAGCCTCGTCCTGCCCCACAAGAGCCTGTTGAAGATGGCATGATGATGGGCGGCAAAGTCAAAGGCTACAAAGCCGGTGGTGACTTGAAAATGGTCGAAAAAAACGGCAAGCAAGTTCCGTTTTATGCGGCTGACGGTGTTGGCAAAATGAAAGCTGGCGGTAAAGTCAAGAAGATGATGCGCGGTGGTCCTGCCGGTATGTACGGCGAAGGCCCCGCTGAAAAGCAAATGAAAGCTAAAACTGGCGCCGATAAAGAAAATATCGGTATGAAGAAAGGCGGCAAAGTTCGCGGTGCTGGCATGGCTAAAAAGGGCGTTCGTCCCTGTAAGATGCGGTAATGCGTAGGTATTACAAGAAATCAGATTGCGGATGCTCTTCCTGTAAAGGTTACAAGAAGGGCGGCACCGTGAAAGACGCGTGTTATAGCAAAGTTAAGGCTCGCTATAAAGTTTTTCCGAGTGCTTATGCATCAGGTGCCATTGCAAAGTGCAGAAAGGTAGGCGCTAAAAACTGGGGCAATAAGAGTGGCCGTTCGTAAAACCGCTAAAGGAGCCGCGTTAAAACGTTGGTTTAAAGAAGATTGGAAGGACGTACGTACGGGTAAGTCATGCGGTCGAAAGGAAGGCGAAAAAAGAGGCACGCCATATTGCCGCCCTACGAAAAAGGTGTCGAGCAAAACTCCAAAAACTGCATCAGAGATGACAGCGGCGGAGAAAAAGAAACGCATAGCCCAGAAGAAAAGACTGGGGCAACCGGCAGGGAAACCACGTAGAGTATCTCCTGCAAAGAGGAAGAAGAAGTAATGGCAACATCAGGCACTACAGACTTCAACATGGACTTCACGGAAATCGCTGAAGAAGCGTGGGAACGTGCTGGCCGTGAGATGCGTTCTGGGTACGACTTACGTACTGCGCGTCGGTCTATGAATCTGATGACTATCGAATGGCAGAATCGCGGGATTAACTTGTGGACAATTGACGAAGGTGTAATCAGTCTGACGCAAGGCACAGGGCAATACGATTTACCAGCGGATACCATTGATTTGTTAGAACAGGTAATTCGTACCAATGCAGGTAACGCCGCAACACAATCAGACCTTACCATAAGTCGTATTAGTGTGAGTACGTACGCGTCAATCCCAAACAAGTTATCACAAGGTAGACCAATTCAAGTTTGGATTGAGCGTTTACGGGATAACCCACGAATTAATGTGTGGCCTGTGCCTGATAGCGATAATTATGTATTTAAGTATTACAGGATGCGCCGTATCCAAGACGCTGGCGCGGGCGCAGAAACAGCGGACATGAATTTTCGTTTTCTCCCATGTCTGGTGGCTGGATTGGCGTATCATATTGCAATGAAAGTGCCCGAGTTGGCGCCTCGTATTGATATGTTAAAGCAGGAATATGAAGCACAGTTTATTTTAGCGGCAGGAGAAGACCGAGAGAAAACACCATTCCGTTTTGTCCCCATGCAGATGAGGATTTAGGGTGAGTAATCGGTTTGCTTCTGCTCGCAAAGCTATCGCAGAGTGCGATATATGTGGGTTTCAGTACAGGCTACGGGAGTTACGTAATCTGATTGTCAAAGGGCGCGATACAAACTTAAAAGCGTGCCCAGAGTGCTGGAATAGCGATCATCCGCAGTTGAAATTGGGTATGTATCCTGTGAATGATCCCCAAGCAATACGTGACCCGCGTCCAGATTATGCGGGGTATGCCCAGAGCAGGGCACAAATTATTCCTGTAACTCAATTGGTGAGCACAGGGTTTGTAGGACGAGTAACCGTTACAACGGAGTAAATTATGAAAGAGCCAAAAGTAGTTAAAGACAAAGGTGTGTATCCTTGTAAACATGCACCAAAGCCTGATATGTCTGGGGTTAAGACCACAGGTATTAAGGTTCGTGGCACTGGCGCGGCAACTAAGGGCACTATGGCCCGTGGACCAATGGCGTAAGTTATGAACTACACCGAGTTGAAAACAAACATCGAAGACATTTGTGAAAACTCGTTTACAGATGACCAACTCGCTATGTTCACGCAACAGGCTGAGCAGAAGATTTACAACACTGTTCAGATTCCTGCCCTGCGTAGGAATCAAACGGGCGTACTAACTGCGGATAACAAGTATCTATCGACGCCTTCTGACTTCTTATGGAGTTATAGTCTCGCAGTTATTGATGGCGCAGGCGCATATCATTACCTATTGAACAAAGACGTTAACTTTATGCGTGAAGCCTATCCAACACCCACAGTTACTGCTTTACCTAAGCATTACGCTTATTTTGACGACAATACGTTTATTGTTGGGCCAACCCCTGACGCTAGTTATTCTGTCGAAATACACTACGGGTATTATCCAGAATCTATTGTGACGGCGGGGACTACATGGCTCGGAGATGAGTTTGATAGCGCGCTCCTTAACGGCGCGTTAGTAGAAGCAATTCGTTTTATGAAAGGCGAAGCAGACATCGTGCAGATGTACGAGCGTTTGTATGTTCAAGCTATTGGACTATTGAAAAATCTTGGCGATGGTAAACTTAGAGAAGATGCCTATCGTTCTGGGCAATTTAAAACTACGGTAGGTTAAGGAGATTAACTATGGCTATTTCTGACTCAACGCTAACCACATCTTTCAAGCAAGCGTTGCTTGATGGTGAGATGGATTTTAGTTCGGACACAACACAAGTGTTTAAGATTGCACTGTACACTTCAAGTGCGACATTGGATGCAGACACCGCCGCGTATACCGCGACTAACGAAGTCGCTAACGGTGATGGGTACACCACAACGGGTAATACGCTGACTATCTCTACAAACCCGACAAATGGTGGGTCAGGTACAGTTGTGTATTTAAGTTTTGCTAACACTACTTGGTCTGCGGCATCTATTACGGCGCGTGGGGCGTTGATTTACCAGTCTGGTGGGTCTAATCCTTCTGTTGCGGTGATTAACTTTGGGGCGGATAAAACGTCTACTTCTGGCGACTTTACAATTCAGTTCCCAACGGCTGACGCAACCAACGCGATTATTCGGATTGCGTAAGTAGTAACGTATGGCATCGTCAACACTTTATGAAGGTTGGGGTCGCGCAAGCTGGGGGCAAGGCTCTTGGGGTGATCCGATTCTCATCATTAGTATTGATGGTGTTGAGGCGACTACAAGTTTAGGAACGGTCACTGTAACAGGTGCCGCTACTATAGTCCCAAGCGGGATAGAATCAGGTACTAGTGTTGGTACTGTTACTGTTGTCGCTGAAGCGAACGTATCACCTGACGGCCTTGAAGCAACTGCGAGCACAAATGATGTAAGTGTTGTTGCTGAAGCAAATGTATCGCCTACCGGTATTGAAGTAACTGCGAGCACGAATGATGTAACCGTCGTTGCTGAAGCCGTTGTGTCGCCTGATGGCGTGGAAGCGACCGCGAGTACGAATGATGTAACAGTTGTTGCTGAAGCGAACGTATCACCTGATGGTATTGAATCTTCTGCTTTACTAGGAGATGTCGCAGTTTCTGGCGCATCAAACGTCACACCTAGCGGCATAGAAGTTGGAACTACCGTTGGAGACGTTACTGTCGCATTGGGCGCTACAGTATTCCCGACAAAATTAACAGCAACAACAACATTAGGTGATGTCGAAGTTTCAGCAAACGCAGATGTTTCTGTTGCAGGGTTACAAATTGGAAGTTCTGTTGGTGTTGTACTTGTTTGGAGCGACATTGATGACGAACAGACTCCAAACTGGCAAAATATTAATGGTTCACAAACGCCTACATGGGGTACAGTAGACAAAGATCAAACTCCTGAATGGCAAGACATAGCCGCGTGAGGTTTTATAAATGGCAACTCAATATACTTCGATTCTAAAACTAGCATTACCTACAGAGGGTGAGCTAAGCGGAACTTGGGGTGATGTTGTAAATGACAACATCACATCGATGGTCGAAGAGGCGATTGCAGGCCGAGCGGTTATCAACACTTGGACGGCAAATTCGCATACGTTAACGACAGCGGATGGACTAACATCAGAAGCCCGCTGTGCAATGCTTGAGTTCACAGACACAGGGACAGCCTTGACAGGTGCGGGCACGGTAATCTGCCCTACAGCGTCTAAAATTTACGTCGTAAAGAACGCGTCTGGGCAAGCAGTTACACTGACTACAGCCGCTGGCACAGGGATTCAAGTTCCTGATAGTGAGACTATGTTCTTGTTTTGTGACGGCACAAACGTTATCGAAGCAGTCACTAGCGTTAAGACGTTAAAGATCGCTGATGGTACTCAGGTCAATACGATCCTTGATGAAGACAATATGGCGTCTGATAGCGCAACTGCATTGGCTACACAACAGTCAATCAAAGCGTATGTCGATGCTCAGATTGGCTCTAATAACGAATTATCAGAAGTCCTAAGTAACGGAAACACATCTGGCGGTACAAGCATTCAGTTAACCACTACAGATGAAGTTCAATTCCGTGATACCGCGTTAAAGATTTACTCTTCGGCGGACGGCCAGCTTGATATCGATGCAGATACTGAGTTAGAGATTACAGCGCCTACTGTTGATATTGACGCAAGCACAGAAGTTAACATCAGTAACGCCGCTAAAGTTGGTGGTACGTTAAGTGTTGATACTGTTGGTGAATTAACACCAGACGCGGGTGTCACCGTCGATAGCGTGTTGTTGAAAGACGACAGCGTTAATGCGACAACTGTAGAAACAACTAATCTCAAAGCCAATGATGGTACCGCCGCTGTAACCGTTGCAGATAGCACAGGTGTTGTCACTGTTTCCACAAGCGTCAAAGTCGATACGATTGACGAAGTAACCGCCGCTGGCGGCGTTACCATTGATGGCGTGTTGTTGAAAGACGGCGCAGTCACGGCTGATGGGTTGACTGTTGATACCGATACTTTATACGTTGATGCAACGAATAATCGGGTTGGCGTGGGAACTGACAGTCCTAGTGATTTGCTTGAATTATCAGGAAGTACAGCACAGCCCGCTATTCGTTTTACAGATGAAGACGTTGCAGGGTTATACCACAGGATATTCACCCCGACAAATACTGGGCTTACTATATCTGCTGACACCGGAGACGTAGCGGCTGACAGCTTTGTGCGTTTTGATGTAGATGGTACTGAAGTTTCTCGTGTTACCTCCACAGGCATCGACGTAACAGGCACAGTCACGGCTGATGGGTTGACTGTTGAGGATACAGACGCAACCATCACTATTACTGGGACTAGAGGCACAGGTGACACGCACACTATCTCTGCCGCAGGTGCTAACAATCAAAACTTAAACATTAGTGCTGACGATTCTATATTTCTTAGAACATCTGATACAGTTCAGCGCATAGGTATTTTCTCAGGCGGAGACATTTCCTTCTACGAAGACACTGGCACAACTGCAAAGTTCTTCTGGGATGCGAGTGCTGAGTCGTTGGGGATTGGTACGAGTAGTCCTGAGTTTAAAGCAGATTTTATTGTTGATAACGGCGATGCCATTGCAGTTCGCCCTGCCACAGCTACATCAAACGCAACACAAACTGCATTAAGGCTTTATGGTCACGAGTCAGTATTAACAAGTCGTTATGTTGAAATCGCATCTGCAAATGGAGCAGGAACAAACGCTAACAATATGGTGTTTAAAACTGCCACAGGAACAACTGTTGCAGAACGTATGCGTATTACTGACACAGGTAACGTAGGGATTGGGACGGTTAGTCCTGATGCACCACTAACAGTGCAAGGCGGATCAGCAACAGCCGCAACAATTCAATTGAAAGGCGGGGCTTTAGCTAATGATAACGCCTCCATCCATTCTCTGTATAACTTGTACTTGAAAGCTGATTCTAGTGAATCAATTGCAAACCGGAACATAATATTCCAAGTAGGTTCGACAGATGCCATGCGCATCGACTCCAGTGGTAACGTAGGGATTGGTGTCACTCCTTACTCTTGGGGTGGGGCAGGAGTTACTGCTCTTGATATTGGTACAGTAGGTTCGTTTAGCGGTTCAGCATCCGATATAGGTGTTAGTGAAAACGCTTATTACAATGGATCGACTTGGGTTTATAAAACGACTAGTGCGGCTTCTTTATACCAACAACTTGCAGGATCACATCGTTTTTCTTATGCCGCATCTGGTACAGCAGGAGCTTCTTTCAGTTTTTCAGAAGCCATGCGCATCGACTCCAATGGTAACTTGGGCATTAACACCTCACCGCAGAGTTTTGCAAAACTACAAGTAAAGACAGC